GCGGCGGCCGTCTTCGAGGCGTCCGCAAGGTAGCCTTGAATATCTCGGTAGGTTTTGCTATCCTTAGTTATCCCCATCTCTTCGGCACGCTTGAGTTGGCGCTCGTAAAACTTAACGAACGCACCGGCTCCGGCGCCTTTTGCCTTCATGTCGCTGCTAATGTCATTGAAGGTAACAAGGAACTCTTCCTTTGTATAGAGCATCTTGTCTGCAGCGCTTCCGGTAGACGCTTTTGCTTCTCGCAGGAACGATAGGTAATCGTTCATTGTGATCTTTGTTCCAAATGCGTATGTTCCGTTTTCGTATGCTTCGGCGTACGCATTCATCTCTTGGCGCAAGGATGTAGTCTTAAACTCGCTGAGCTCAGCCATTAGTCGGTCGCGCTCGGTGGTGCCCTCCGGGTACGCGGCAATCATGCTGGCGTAGAACGCCTCGACGGCAGCACTGTCTACAGGCTCACCGCCGTACGTTGAATCGTACGTCTTACTCGCCATGTTGGCGTCAAACGCGGCAAGAATTGCAGACTTTCTTGCAGCCTGCTGTTCTTTTAGGATATTGTATATGAGAGTTGTTAGGTTCTGGGATCCGGACGTTGCACGTCGGAATCTTGCCCTGCGACGAGTCTTGATTGCCATTATTCTTCACTCCCATTTTCTACTGGAAGCTCAAGCCCCATCGGAAGCTGTGCTCCAGTCTCTGCGTTTTCAGGCAGAGATTCTGCTGGCGGGTTCGCCAAATTCTCAAATCCAGTCAACCCGGGACCGCCGGTGGCTGGCGGGTTCAATGTTCTAAACGCATTAAGAGACTGCTGTTGAGCCTGGAACTGCTGCTGGGCGGCGGCCTCCTGCTGCTGCAACTGCTGTGCCTGCACGCCCTGCTGCTGTAGCTGCTGGAACAGCTGGAGCAGGTTCCCCATGGTCAGCACGGCTGCAGGATTGATCGTCGCATCTGTCTGCTCGTCTCGAATGACCTCCAGCTCGCCTTCCGGATCTTCCACGCCAACACGATCCATTGCGCGTTCTGCGCTCCAGATTCGGTTCTGAACGAGGTTGATTGCCGTCTGCGCAAGCTCGAGAGTATCGCGAGGCGTGAGCTCTGGCGGAACAATGTCGATCCGATGCTTGTGGTCAAAGATGTCAAGGATTGCCTTGTCCTTGGACTCCCAAACGTGGAGAGCCGTCTCCCAGACTTCCTTGATCCACTGGTAGAATATCTTTCGCTTAGGTGCGATTCGTGATTCATAGTTAGCGATGAGAGATGCAATCGCCTTGGACGAACCGAGAACGCTGGTCGGAGCGAGGCCGAGCAGCAAGTCGTTAAGTCCGGTAACGACTGCGATTTCGCGGTCGATACGCTTGTTGTAGTCTTCAATCTGGAATTGAGGGATAAACGGCTGCAGGGCCCTGATCTCATTACCTGGTCCAGGAGCCGACACCTTGTTAGGCTTTGGCAGAGCGTTCGGTGGAACCTCATCTGGAGCCTCAGCTCCGACAAGCTGCCACATTTGGCCGCCAACCACAGACTGAATCATCTGCGCCTGGTTGGTGATCCTCTCGTCCTTCTCGCGGAGAAGCTGCTCAACGTCGTAAAGCTCAGGCTTTCCGTATGGGCTTCCCGGGACCTTGCCGTTCTGGAGTAGGATGTATGGAATCTTTCCATCATACTCAGGGTGCCGGGTGTTCTTCACAAGCGTATTTCCGACGTAGATGGCGTTGTACACCATCGGGTTCTTGTTCGGACCCATCGGAACCTTGTACCAGTAGTCGTAAACTTCTATCTGCAACTGCTCGTATACCGTCTCTCGGCGCAGCGGGTTGCGTTCGAATTGATTCTGGTAGACTGTGCCGAGCGGGTCGTCGTGTGATCCGGCATGGGAATATGCATACCACTTCTCGCCCTGCTTGACAGGAACGATGTCGATGTCGAAGTCCTCTTTAACTGCCTGCGGGGACAGGCCGTAGCAGTAGAGCGCCCAGTCCAGGCGGGTGTAGTCTGAGTTGCCGAACCCCATGTAGAGGTTCTCTGGCTGCTCGACGATGTTGATCGATGGCAGCTTCAGCCGGGCATCCCAGAATATCTTTGCGGCAGTGTAGCCGTAAAGGCTCTTGGTCAGAGCCGCAATCTCGAGCTTTAGGTCCATCTCCATCTCGTTCCACCAGGAGAAGAAGATGCGCTCTCGGTTTGCTGCCTCCGCTCGATCCTCTTCGGCGGTTGCCACGGGAACATAGTGGATAACCGGGGTAACCGCCTGTAGCGACGCAGGGATATTTACATAGGCTGGATGCACGTTGACGGATACGTGGGCGCGGCCGGCAAGGCGAGCGCTTGGGTCCTCCGCCCAGTGGTCAGCTCCGCCCAGCGTGATAGTATCAGGATGATACATCCGGTCGAATCGGCGGAAGATGGTCCGCAGGCGATTCTGCTCAGGCTCGAGCTGCTGCTTGCGGGTAAGGATCTCTCCGTATAGCTTGAACTCCTCGTCCTCATCGGGGTTGATGTCCTGCATCTGGAGCGACTTGCGGTACATCTCGATGGCATTTGCCTGGCCAGGGGTGAGCTTGTCCTTGTCAAGGGGCGTGTAGTTCTTCTTGATGGCCTTGACTTTGCCGCCGTAGGATACGTTGACAACAGATGGCGAGGTGGCAATGCCGCCCTCGACCCCGCTGTTTGCCGGACCAGAAGGAGCTGCCTTCCTGATCTCGCGAGCAATTTGCGCGGAGGTCTGGGTTTTGATGCCCTTCCCTGCCTGGGGCATCCGGTCGACAATGACTTCGCCTTTAGATATACGCTTCGCTTTGTCGAGCGCATCTCCAAGCGCCTTGATCTGCGCCGGCGTTGCGACATCCGGGTCCGTCGTGTACTGGCCAGGAACTCCCTTGCCATCGACGTACGTCTTAGGTATCCCTCGTACTTTTGCCATTATTCAGCAGCTCCAAAATAGGAGAAGGCCACGTTGGCGGCAGCTTTCTCGGGGTTACGTATTGCATAGCGAACGGCGATTGCCAGGGCCATTACTGCGTCCTGCTCAATCTTCTTGTCTTCCAGCTTGTATGCCAACAGTTGCCTCCGCAAATCTTCCCAGATCCCGCCACGCGGGAACTTGATCTGTCCCTTGTCGATTACTGTCTTCAAGTCGTTTAGTAGCTCTAGCTTCTTAGACTTAGTGCCGCCGAAGTCGAAGTCCCTGAGCGGTTTGATGATCGAGAACTCTTCCCGGAAGAGCTTGCCGCCCATCCCTGTCGAGTCAACTACCGTGGTGCACTGTGCGCTAGAGTTATAGAGCAGATGCCCCTCGCGGACCATGTTAACAACCGCGGTGATCGTCTGCTTCCCGCTCCTCTTTCTGGCCCTGACGCCCTGCATCTGCGCACGCTTTGTGATGTCGATTGTGAGCGCCCATGTTGCGTCGGATGAAATACCAGGGTCACAGCCCTGGACGTAACGGTGAGCCGACTTTGGCGCATCCTCGACCTCTAGTGTGCTATCGAAGCAGGCCTCTACTCCCTGGGATGAGAAGAACGCCCTTCTTGACTCGATGAAATATCCATCTACGTTTTGCGGAATTAGGTACTCTGCCTGCTGCCTAACTACCGCGTCGAAATCTTCCTGGCGTAGTCCGTATCCGATATTGTCCCTCGTGGACAGTCGGAACGATATGAACTGATCGTCTCTGCTGGGGTTGTCCGGGTTTCCCATCTCCCACAGATCCGAGTAGTCGTTGTAGCCTTCTGTTGGTGTCCCGATGAAGTGAAGCGGGCCGCCGGTCGAGAGTCGTCGCAGGTTTAGAACTTCCTGGTAGATTGTCACCAGATGCGGCTCGAAAGCCGCCTCGTCGAATGATATTCCCTGCATATCCTTCCCCAGGAGTGCTTTCGCTTTGTCCTGAGTCGTTCTGAAGTGGATGCTTGCTCCCCCAAGGATTGGGCTGAACTTTATCCACAGGTACTCCCCTCGATACTTCTTTTCGAAGTCTGCAATCTTGCCGAGTTCTTTGGTCAGAGGGCAACCGCGGCCTTTTTGGGCCGGGTGCGCCCCCTGAAGAATCATTGCGATTTCCCGGTGAACCAGCTCAGCAGTCTCTTGCTGAATCCCGACGTGGTACCATTCGTACGGATCGTTGATCCAGCGGCCCGCATCCGCTCGATCTCCTTGCGTGGGAGGTCTAATGCCGAGTTTGTAGAGGGCATGATGTAGGCATACCACTGCCATCGCGAGCGTTTTGCCGGCACGATTGCCAGCGGAAACGACAGTCGTGAGGTACCTTGGTCGGAATCCGTCGCTTGCTCGATCAGCGCATGCCTGCCACCATCTGACTTGTCCCGGGTTGCCATTGATACCGAGCCAGCGAGTAGCAAAGAACTCGATGTCACCGCGGCCGCGAGCCAGATCGAGAGCGGTTTGTCCGGTGACAGGATTCAAGATCCCTTCTTCTTTTTCTTGTTCTTCAGTCGCTCGCTCATTGCGCGAGCCTTGGCCTTGGCATCTGCCTTGCTGCTGGCCCCCCACGCCCGAAGGGATAGGAGAAGCCTAGTGGGGTCCCCATCGGGCTCGTACTCTGGACCTGGCATGTTGCCCATTCTGGCC